GAAGATAGTGCTTTTAATGTTCCAAAATTGAATTCAGAGTATATGTCTGTTCTTCTCTTTTTTTCAACCATTCGGAGTGCTGCCGATTGCTGTCTCATATTTGCTGCCTCAGTGAAAAGCAACATTGCTTGGTCTTTCGCGTTTGCAGCACAAACAATTTCAGGGCCATTTTCACCATCATTAATTAGCATGTCATGTGACATGGCAGCAGCTAACTCTGTTTTACCATTTTTCCGACCGATAAATAGCGCAAATTCGCGAAATCTTCGCATTCCCTCTTCATCAATCCAGCCATAAAGAAGTGATAAGCCAGCCTTCTGCCACAGCATCAATTTTAACGGTTTTCCGCCACATTCACCTTTGCTTTGTGCGCAGAATCTTTCAATAAATTCTATATGTCTGTTTGCTATGGATTGGTCATAGTGCCACTTCCACTTATCAGATTTTGGTGCATCATCCATATATGCACATTCCCTCTGATAGAGCTTTGTTATCTTCTCATTCGCAACAATCTCTCCACTCTCAATTGCTTCCAGATACTCTTTCGGATAATTTACTAGCATTTCTGCCCCTGTATGAATTCCATAAGTTCTTTAGCTGCATCTGCATCAGATTCTTTTATAGAATCAATTATTTTCATCAGAGTAGTGATTGTTCCATTAGCTGATGTTGTTGTTTTGTTGTACTCAGCGATTGCTGGATTGGCAACTAGATTTTTACGTCCTTTTACGTACTCTTTTTCAACAAGAGTACCCTCTTTTTTTATCACTTTTTCAAGCTTGTCTAACATATCAAGTTGCACTACATATCGCTCGAACGTTGTGGCAAAGAAGAAGTTTTCTTGCACACCGTAACGCTTTGCAATTTCAAGTATTTCCTTCGCTTTTCTTCGCTTGTCTGCCTTATTCAATGCATCTTCTCCTTCCTCTTCAGATATCTTCTTATTTTCCAAAACACTCGTGCGCGCGCAGTCGGTTTTTCTTGTGACCTTGGCATCGGTGCTCCTATATGCCCCCACTTCTCTTACTCAGGGGGGCTTCGATTGGTTCTCCGTTCTCGTTAAATAATATTTGCTTCTCCCAATTATTAGTATAAACACTTTTCT